TCGAGGCGAGCGACCAGCGCCGGTTCTTCGTGCCGTGCCCGCATTGCGGCGCGATGCAGTGGCTGAAGTTCGACCGGCTGCGCTGGCAGAAGGGCCGCCCGGAGACGGCGGAATATCACTGCGAGGGCTGCGAGACGCCCATCGCGGAACACCACAAGACGGCGATGCTGGAGGGGGGCCAATGGCGGGCGACCGCCACGGCCGCCGATCCGACTACGGTCGGGTATCATCTCTCGGCGCTCTACTCGCCGATCGGCTGGCTGAGCTGGGAGCGGATCGTGCGGGCCTGGGACGCGGCCCAAGGGTCGGACGAGGCGATCAAGGCGTTCCGCAACACTATCCTCGGCGAGACCTGGGTCGAGACCGGCGAAGCCCCAGACTGGCAGCGCCTTTACGACCGGCGCGAGCGCTGGACATCCGGCACCGTGCCTGCGGGCGGGCTGTTCCTGACCGCCGGGGCCGACGTGCAGAAGGATCGGATCGAGGTCGATGTCTGGGCCTGGGGCCGCGGATTGGAAAGTTGGCTCGTCGATCACATCGTGATCGAGGGCGGGCCGGATCGGCATGACGCATGGTCTGAGCTGACCGCGCTGCTGGACCGCTCCTGGCCGCATGAACGCGGCGCGCATCTTCGGATCGCGCGGCTGGCCATCGACACGGGCTACGAGGCCCCGGCGGTCTATTCCTGGTCGCGGGCGCAGGGGTTTGGGCAGGTCTCGCCGGTCAAGGGTGTCGAGGGATTCAACCGCTCGAGCCCGGTGTCGGGGCCGACCTTCGTCGACGCGACCGAGGGCGGCAAACGCCTGCGGCGCGGGGCGCGGCTCTGGACCGTGGCGGTGTCGACCTTCAAGGCCGAGACCTACCGCTTCCTGCGGCTGGCGCGTCCGACCGATGAGGAGATGGCCGAAGGTGCCGCGTTCCCACCCGGTTCGGTGCATCTGCCGCACTGGGTCGAGAACGAATGGCTGAAGCAGTTCGTGGCCGAACAGCTGGTGACGGTGCGCACGAAGCGCGGCTTCGCCCGGCTGGAATGGCAGAAGCTGCGCGAGCGGAACGAGGCTCTGGACTGCCGGGTCTATGCCCGCGCCGCCGCCTGGATCGCGGGCGCGGACCGCTGGCCCGACGAGAAATGGCGCGATCTCGAGGATCAGCTCGGGGCGGCCCCCACCGACACCGATCCCGCCGGGCAGATCAACCGACCGGGACAGGCCCCGCAGGGCAAGCGCCGCTCCGACTGGCTCGGGCGGCGCGGAGGATGGTTCTGACATGGTGAGGACCGGTCCGCGCAGCGGACGCGAGGCTCCGGTGGAGCGTCGCGAGGGACGAACGCACTGAGCGGGAGCGAAGGGCATGAACTGGACGGAAACCGAGCTCTCGGCGCTGCGCCGGGCCTATGCCAGCGGCACGACCCGGGTCAGCTATGACGGCAAATCCGTCGACTACGGCTCGGCCGAGGACCTGCTCGCCCGCATCCGCACTATCGAGCGGGCCATCGCGGGCACGACACGGCCATTGCCGGTGGCAGGGCTGGCGGGCTTCTCGCGCGGGGATCGGTGATGGCGGCGACCTGGTTCGACCACGCCATCGCAACCGTGGCGCCGCGCATGGCCGCCCGCCGCGTGATGGCGCGTCAGGCGTTCGAGACCCTGACGCGGGGCTATGACGGCGCGGCGCGCGGGCGGCGGACCGAGGGCTGGCGGGCGCCGGGATCCTCGGCCGACACCGAGATCGGCGTCGCCGGGGCGCTCTTGCGCGACCGGATGCGCGATCTCGTGCGCAACAACCCTCATGCGGCCAAGGCCGTGGCGGTGCTGGTCAACAACATCATCGGCGCGGGCATTGCCGCGCGCCGCGAGCGGCGACGACAAGCTCGACCGCAGCGTCGACGCGCTGTTCGAACGCTGGACGGCGGAGTGCGACGCCGATGGTCAGCTCGACTTCTACGGCCTGCAGACGCTGATCTGCCGCGAGATGGTCGAAGCTGGCGAGGTGCTGGTGCGCCGCCGTCTGCGGCGGGCCAGCGACGGCCTTCCGGTGCCGCTGCAGCTGCAGGTGCTGGAGGCCGACTTCCTCGACGCCACGAAATCCGGCGTCCTTGGCGCGGGGCGGCTGGTGCAGGGGATCGAGTTCGACCCGGTCGGCAAGCGTCGCGCCTACTGGCTGCATGCCGAACATCCCGGCGACGCCTATGGCGCCTTGCAGAACGGTCTGCAAAGCCGCCCGGTCCCCGCGACCGAGATCGCCCATGTCTACGAGAAGCAGCGCACGCAGGCGCGCGGCGTGCCCTGGGGCGCACCGGTGATCCGCAGTTTGCGCGATCTCGACGACTACGAGGTGGCCGAACTGGTCCGCAAGAAGACCGAGGCCTGCGTCACCGCCATCGTCTTCGGCGACGACGAGGCGCAGCAGGGCATCGCGCCTTCGGTGGTCGACGCGGATGGCAACCGGGTCGAGCAGTTTGAGCCGGGGCTCATCGCCTATGCCCGCGGCGGCAAGGACATCCGGTTCAACCAGCCCAAAAAAGCTTGATTCGATACCGTAGCTAAGGCATCCTTTTTGCGTCGAACATATTAACGGGAGGCATACTTATGCGTTTGGCATTGGTCACAGTGATCCTGAGTTCCATGAGCGTGACGGTCGCCGCTCAGACCATGGAGCAATGCATGCGTGAGAAGCTTTTAAATTCGCGAGATCAGCAGAGCCATGAGATTTTCAATGATGTTGGTTGCACCACCGGTGGCACGAATTTTGTTGCTGAGTGGAATTATCAAGGTTGGAGGGTCCAGGATTGTTCGAATACACTTTGCTGGGATGCGCCACCGGGACGACTAATTGTTTCTTCGGAAGGTCGCGGCGGAAGCGCTGCTGGGTCGCGGCATAGTTGGTCAGGACCTGTCTATCAACCGAGCCAAGGGCAAGCTGCGCGGGTGTGTTATAGTGTTTACGCGCGTGGTCCCGATCGCGACCAAGGTGCGCGTGGCTGGCAGAAAATTCATGCTACCGCCGTCACCGAGCGAATTTTGACGGGTGACGAGGCAATTGTGGCAGCAACTCAGTGTGCGCAAGAAATTCAGTAGTTTATTTATGATGTCGTTTTCTTCTATAATTTAAGCCTTTTCGGGTTTGAAGAGCTGTGAATTTTAGGGCTCAAAAAGGGCAGATCACGGATCATGCGCCGGTCGGCGGAGCTTGCGCCGAACAGCGTCGACAATGACGCCCGCACCGTCGAGGTGGTCTGGTCGGCCGGGGCGCGCGTCCGCCGCGCGACCTTCTTCGGCGAGCCCTATGACGAGGAACTGAGCCTCGACCCCGACCATGTCCGTCTCGACCGGCTGAACGCGGGCGCGCCCTTCCTGAAGGTGCACGAGCTCGACACGCTCGATGCAGTGATCGGCTCGGTCGTTCCGGGCTCGGCCCGGATCGAGAACGGCCGGGGCATCGCGCTGATCCGGATCAGCGAGCGTTCCGATGTCGAGCCGATCTGGCGCGACATCCAGGCCGGGCACATCCGGGCGGTTTCCATCGGCTACCAGGTCCACCGCTTCGAGGTCTCGAAGCCCGAGGCCGCGCGCGAGCTTTGGCGGGCGGTGGACTGGACGCCATTCGAGGTCTCAGCCGTCGCGGTCGGCGCCGACCCCGCCGCCGGTTTCCGCGCCCAGCATCCCCTTCACGACTGCGTCCTCCACCGCCGGGACGCCCCCTCACCGCAAGGAGCATCCCCGATGACGGACAAGACCGAGAATCCGGCGCGCGACGCCGCAACCCCCGCCAACACCCAGCCGACCGCGCCGGTCGCAACCGAGGACACCCCCATGACCGAGCCGAATGCGGCTGCGCCCGACCCGAAGGTCGCCGCCAGCGAGACGCGCAGCCAGCCGAAGACGCAGGCAATTCCCGCGCCCGACACCGAGGCGGTCGCGACCCGCGCCCGCGAGGCCGAGCGCGACCGCGTCTCCACCATCTACGATCTGGCCGGGCGGCTGAACCTCGAGCGCGGCTTCGCCGAGGATCTGGTCAAGCGCGGCGTCAGCGTCGACGAGTCCCGCCGCCTGATCCTCGACCAGGTCGCTGCGAAATCCGACGAGACCCGGACCTTCCCCCATGTCTCCGTCCCCCTCGGTGGCCGCGACGAGCGGATCACCCGCCGCGACGCCGTGGCGAACGCGCTGCTGCACCGCTACAGCCCGACGCTGTTCCAGCTGGAGGACGCCGCCCGCCAGTATCGCGGCATGACGCTGCTGGAGCTCGCCCGCGAAAGTCTCGGCAATGCCGGGGTGAACACGCGGGGCCTCTCGCGCGATGAGGTGGCGACGCGCGCGCTGCATTCGACCTCTGACTTCCCCGAGATCCTGTCGGCGGTTACCAACAAGACCCTCCGGCAGGCCTACGAGGCCTATCCCCGCACCTTCATGCTGTTCTGCCGCCAGGTGCTGGCCACCGACTTCAAGGCCATGCACCGGGTGCAGCTCGGCGAGGCCCCGCAACTACTGGAGGTCGGCGAGAGCGGCGAGTTCAAGCGCGGGACGCTCGGCGAGAGCAAGGAGAGCTACAAGGTCAAGACCTATGGCCGGGTGGTCGCGATCACGCGCCAGACGCTGATCAACGACGATCTCGACGCCTTCACCCGGATCCCGGCGATGTACGGCAACTCCATCGCCCAGCTGGAGTCGGACGTCGTCTGGGGCATCATCACCGCCAACCCGGCGATGGCCGATGGCAACGCGCTCTTCCACACCACGCATAAGAATCTCGCGGGCACCGGCGCGGCGCTCGACGTCAGCAGCGTCGGCGCGGCGCGGGCGGCGATGGCCAAGCAGACGGGGCTCGACAAGAAGACGGTGCTGAACGTCCGACCCGCCTTCCTGATCGTGCCCGCTTCGCTGGAACTGAAGGCCGAGCAGCTTGTCGCGCAGAACCTGGTGCCCGCCGCGACGTCCAGCGTGGTGCCGCAGTCGATCCGCACCCTCGCGCCGATCAGCGAGCCGCGCCTCGACGCCGCCAGCGAGACCGCCTGGTATCTGGCGGCCAGCCCGAACCAGATCGACACCATCGAGTACGCCTATCTCGAGGGTCAGCAGGGCGCCTACATCGAGACGCGCACCGGCTTCGACG